GACATCACTGAGCTTTACGATAGCTACTGCGCTCACATTGATAGCTCAGCGCAGCCGTGCTTAAGCCGTCGCAAGTTTGGCGAAGCCCTACGCGCGCGGGATGGCGTCCTGTCTAGATTGCATCCAGTGACCCGACGCGCACAGCTCTGGCTGCCGTAATCTACCCGCGCGTTCTGATGAGCCTAGGTGAGAGCCTAGGCTTTTTTGTGCTCCGAAGATTACGCGCAGCCTAATTGAAGGCTCGTAAAAAGTTTTCTTCACCGCTATCACCAGCGCAGCATAAGGCTCATCTGGCATTTCCGAAGATTCCGAAGGTTCAAATCTGAAAACTCTTTGCGCATGTGCGTGTGCGTGTATGCGTAATAGTTTGTGATTTGAACCTTCGGAATCTTCGGAAATGCTGTTTGGACCGCATAGTATAAGGCTGATTCGCCTGAAGGTTCAAAAACCCATATCTTCGCACACTTCGTTAAGTTATTGTAAAATAAGGACTTTGTTCCGAAGAAAACGAAAATGCAAATCTTCGCAAGTAATTCAATTATCCAATCTGGTTGCGCTTTATCTTGTGTGGCTGTAATATCATGCCATAGGAGGTCATCATGGCGCGGGCATCACAAATCCTAGGGGCAGCATTCGAGAGGCAGGTCGAGCATCAATCCACCCTCCCGGTCTGGATTAAGGTGCCGACTGCTCATAAGCGCGCGGGCTCGACGTGGCTGGACTACGTCGGTGCTACCTCGCGCGGCAGGTTCGTGACGGCGGACGCCAAGTGGTGCCCTTCTGGTAGGGTGAGCAAGAGCGTGCTATCCTTAGCGCAGCAAGGCCACGCTGACCGCGCATTGGCAGCACAAGCGCTGGTGTACGTTCTGGCGGGCATGATGGTCAAAGATGAGCTGCTGGTCGCGTTGGTGCCGTGGAGCGCCTTACGCGAGCGCTCAGTGGCTCTTGCTGATTTTGTGGCAGTGGACTGGTGCGCAGCGATAGAGGCAGATGATGAGCAAGCTCACCCATAAGCAGCAAGCGTTTGTCGATGCGTATTGCGGCGCCTCTAAGGGCAATGCCACAGACGCAGCCAGACGCGCAGGCTACAAGGGGAGTGACGTTGTGCTCGCGTCTGTTGGTGCTGAGAACCTTAGAAAACCCCTGATAGCCTCTGCGCTGGCCACACGCGCCGCGCAGGTGGCCTCCTCACGCATCATGACCATCGAGCAGATGCAAGAGATGCTGACGGACATCGCCGCGCAGGCCGCGCTTAATGGTGACGCTCAGATCGCGATCAATGCGGTCAAAGAGCTGGGCAAGATGCGCGGCGCCTACATCGAGCGCAAAGAGGTCACGGTGTCGGCGCAGATAGACACGACGACCAAGGTAGACGTGAGCAAGCTCTCCAAGGCGGCGCTCCTAGAGCTCGCGCAGGCCAAGCGAGATGTATGACATCGACTTAAGCGAGGTGTATGCGGAGCTAGGGCGTCGCGACTTCGCACACTTCGTCCAGCTGATGCGCCCACAGTATCAGCTCGTGTGGTATCACCATCGCATCTGTGAGGCCATCCAGGCCTGGGAGGAGAGCCCCAAGCCGTATCACCTCATCCTCTCGATGCCACCAGGCCACGCCAAGAGCGAGTATGCCAAGCTGGCGATGGCGTGGATCTCGACGCGTGACCGCACGATGCAGTCTATCTATGCCAGCTATGGTCAAGACCTGGCTGACCAGCAGCTGCACGATGTGCAATCCATCCTAGATAGTGACGAGTACCTGGCCTACTACGAGCCCGCGCTCAACAGCAAGCGCGCGGTCAGCGACGCCAGCCGAGGCGCCAAGCGCACGGGCAACTATGCCGAGCTCTTGGGCGGTGGTGGCTGGATCAAGAGCGTAGGTCGAGGCGGTGGATTGACGGGCTTTCGTGTGGACCGTGGCTTTGTCGATGACCTGCTCAAGGATGACATCGAGGCACGCTCTGGCACGACGCGCGACGCGGCATGGTCTTGGATCACGCGTGTGCTCATGACACGCAAGAGGCCACAGCGACCACTTAGGCTGCTCGTCATCGCGACGCGCTGGCACCTCGATGACCCGACGGGCAGGCTGATCAGCGCGATGCCAGGCAGGTGCGTCGAGCTTCGCTTCGAGGCGCTGCGCTCAGACATGAGCGATGAGCTTGACCCGCGCGAGGAAGGTGAGGCGCTATGGCCAGCGGTGGCCACACGAGAGTCGCTTGAGGAGATGCGCGAGCTTGACCCCTATGGTTTCATGGCGCTCTATCAGCAGCGCCCCGTACCTGCATCTGGCACGCTCTTTGATGCGACCTGGCTGTATCGCCATGAGGTAGTACCCGCTTGCCCAGGTCGATGGATACAGTCATGGGATTGTCGCCACGGTGGCAAGGGCGCAGGCTCATCTTATGCTGTGGGGCAGCTGTGGTTTATCCCAGACCACGAGCAGGTGGCCTACCTCGCTGACCAGGTGCGCGGGCGCTGGAGTCCAGAGGAGACGCTGGAGGTGTTTGACCGCATGCAGGCTGATCCGATATGGCGCAAGACCTCAGCTCGCCTCATCGAGGAGAAGGCTGACGGCGTGATGCTCTTGAGCCTGCGCGGTCGCGCCTATCCTGGCATGCTGCCCATCAAGCCCACCGCTGACAAAGAGGCGCGCGCTCGCCTCGTGCAGCCCATCCTACGCGCTGGCCAAGTGTCCATCCCCACGCGAGCGCCTTGGCTTGCTGATTGGCTTGAGGAGGTGGTAACCTTCCCAGGCGCAGCCAACGACGATCAGGTCGATGCGACCACGCAGCTGCTCACCTACGCCTTCACGCCAGACCACAAAGACAAGACCGAGGCCGCGCGCTCGACGTGGGCCGCTATGATGGGATAAGCTATGCTACGCCTCGACGGACTCAAGAATATCATCACGAGCTTAGGCACGCGCCGAAGCCGTAATGCAGGCGTGCAGGTCACGCCGCGCCGCTACCTCAAGCTCGATGAGCTTGACGTGCTCCAGCAAGACTCGCTGGCCTGGACTGTGGCGCACGAGCTTCCAAGCGACGCCATCACAGACATCAAACTCACAGGCCTTGACGAGATCGAGGAGCTTACCGCGATCCTCGATGAGCTTGACTGGTCAGCGGTCTTGCTTGAGGCGTGCACCAAGGCGCGCCACTACGGCGGCGCCGCCGTCTGGATGGTGACCGATCCCGAGGAGGACCAATCCACCCCTATGACCACGGTGGGCAGCGTCAAGCGCCTCGTGGTTATGGATCGCTTCGAGCTGACGCGCGCGAGTGAGACGGGCGGCGCGTGGGTCGAGACTGACCCATACAGCCCCGACTACCTCAAGCCGATCATCTACCGCTACACCCCCGCGCAGGGTGGCACAGCTGAGACGCTGCGCATCCACGCGTCACGCCTCATCAGGCTCTATGGTGACCCTGTGCCCGCGCGCGTCGAGTCAAGCTATGGCTACTGGGCTGCGCCTGTGATGGAGGCGGTCTGGCGCACGCTCACCCAAGAGGCGATGGCGCGCGAGGGAGCCAGCGAGGCGCTTTATGAGGTCGGCGCCAAGAAGATGATGGTGGGCAACCTCCAAGAGATCATCACCAACCCGCAGGGTGATGAGCAGCTTTTCAACTACATGACCATGCAGCAGTCAGCCTTTAGCACGCTGCGCGCGTGGATCGTAGGTCCAGGCTTTGACGTGACGCCACACACCACGAGCTTTAGCGGGTGGGCTGAGGTGTACGACCGTCTAGCTCAAGCGCTCGCCTCAGCTGCGCGCATGCCTGTGACCAAGCTCTTTGGCCAAGCACCCGGTGGCCTATCCACCGACGACGCCAGCGCGATGCGCAACTGGAGCGCTCGGGTAGGCAGCTATCAGCGCCACGTCCTGACGCCAGCGACCAACCGCTTGCTCAAGGTCATCTTAAGCTCCACCGATGGCCCCACGCGCGGGCAAGAGCCTGAGCGCTGGATGGTGGGATGGGCGCCGTATGAGATCCCAAGCGAGGCTGAGGATGCGACGACGCTTAAGACCAAGAGTGAGGCGCTGGCCATTCTTGTGTCCAACGGCGCCATTAGCCCTGATGAGATGCGCGCGTCGATCAAGGGCATGGCTGTAGAGCTCGACGCCGATGAGGCTCAGGTCGAGATGCCAGCTGGCCTTGAGATGCCCGCACCTGTCGAGGCATCCAGCATCCAAGAGCAGGCGCTCAATGGCGCGCAGATCACATCTATGGTCGAGGTCGTGACAGCTGTTAATAGCGACCTCATCTCGCGTGAGTCGGGTGTCGCCATCCTGATGCGCGCCTTC